ATCTAGCCTTCGAGAGCGGTGCGCTCAAACAGTCTTGTCAACTCACGGCGAACCTCGCGACCGATGACCTGTCCCGTCATCTCGGGATCAGCACCACCACTGACCATCACGTTTACCACCACGTCACCCCGTCCCGATCCAGCACCGCCGATGCCGAGGCTGTAGTCGCGACCTTTCGTCCCAGACAACGGGACGACAGCTTCCGGCCCCGCCTCGCCGATGATCGCCAGCGTCGGGCCGTTGACGATGCCACCGGCTGCCATTTTCGGGATATCCAGCGGCATCACGTCGCCGCTCAGACCCTGACCTCGTGTCGCCGCAAAGCGGGCGATGGCGTCCGCCAACTCGTCAGGGTCAAGGGCGCGGCCAAGCCCCGCCTCCATCGCCGTCAAGCCACCGGCCTCAGTGAAGGCTTTGCGCTGAATGTCGAAACGTGCCGCGAACTTGGCCATGTCTTTCTCACCATGACGTTCCGCCAAGTCGGCCATGATGTCTTTGCTGACGCCGTGTTTCCCGATGAATTTCTTCGTGTCTGATGTGTCAAAGGGGTTGACAGCGGAGCCAACGCCCTCGAGGATGCCTTTGCCGATCAACTTGCCGACGTCGACGAGGACGTCCCCGACGGCGTCGAGGAAGGCGCCGGGTTCGGCGTGGATGAGCTTGTCAAACCAACCCCACGCTTCTTTGAGAAAGCCGATCAGTTTCTCAGCCATGAGCATCAGGGTTTGCATAAACCCTTGAATGTCGGCGTCGGTGATTTTGTCGAGGCCACCAAAGAGCGAGTTTGTCAGGTTCTCAATGGTCTTGAGGAAACCCTCGGCATTCTTCGGATTCAACGCTTTGGTGACGACGCCGAGGAACTTCTGAAACGCCTTGACACCGTCCCACTGGTCAAGGTTAGTCGATTTCAACAAGTCGCCGAAAGCGCTCTTGACGTTAGAGATCGTGCCGGTCAGACTCTTCTCACCCATCTCGCCAGCGAAAGTGCCGATCGCCCCCTTGCCTTTCTCTTGCGATCGTATGGCAGCGTTGAGGAAGGAGTATGTGCCGATTTGGCCTTTCCCGAGAACGGCCTTGACTTCTTTGATCTGATCTTCCTTGGAGGCACCCTTCTTTATTCCCTTGAATGCCGGGGCTAGCGCGGGGTTTTCGAGGAGGGCGTCGATGATGCCCTCCGTACGGAAACCAGCCACACGAAACGATTCAAGATCTTCGCCGGAGGCTACACCACGGCCTTTGACACGCGACATTGCCGCGATGACTTTGTCTTGCATCCCCTCGTCGTCGGCAAACTTTGCCGCCTGGTCGGCGACGGAGCGAAACAGCACCATCGATTCCTTGCCACTGAAACCTGCGGTTACAAGCTGCTTGACACCACTGATGACCTTGTCAGTGTCGAGAGGGGTTTGTGTGGCAAGCTCTTGTGCCTGCTTGAAGATGTCCTCGGCTTCCTTTCGCGAGCCGAGCATGTACTCAAGGCCGGTGATCGCGTTCTGTCTAAACTGGGCTGCGTCAAGGACGGCAGACGCGAAGGAGCCGCCGACGTTCGTGACCATATCCGTCACCCTCGTCGCCAGATTCAAAGCACCCCCAAGCATCGCGCCGGGGGCACCGAGAATGCCCTCACCCGCGCCACGGGCGAACCCGATCGCCATCTGTCGAGGGTTGATCGCCTCCTTGAATGCCGACTTCATCTGGTAGCCGAGCGAGGCTTTCATCGCCTTCTCTTGCTCTTGTCTCGTCTTTTCGATCGCTTTCTGACGCTCCTTTTCAGCCTTCGCCGTCGCCGCCGCCATCGCGGCCTCAGCTTTGGCAGCTTCCTTCGCTCGCTTCACCTCAGCATCGCCGAGGCCCAGCGCAGCCTTGCGTGCCGCCGTCAGCTCCGTCACATACTTTTTCGCAATCAGCGTCGCGTCGACAGCGGCGACGCCGCTGTCTCGTAGGGACTTCTCAAACTTCTTGAAGTTGCCGTCGCTGTTAGCAAAGAGCCCCGACGCCTTCTTGTCGAGGTCGCCGAGGCCGATGGCCATACGTGCCGCCGTAGTCGAGACGTCGTCTTTTAAGCTAGCAGACCAGACAGTATTAGCCATGTGGCAAGGTAGCCGTGGCGAGGCTGCGAGGGTGGCGTTCTGCTCCGCGCCACCACGCTCACCTTACCCCATGGCCCTCAAAGTCAAGTCGTCCGGCATCATCCGTCAACTCGCCGTCAACCTCAAGCAAGCGCCGAAGCGCATTCAACAAGACGCCGCGAAACAGATTCAGCGGGAGCTGGCGAAGGCCATCAACAGGGAGTTTGAGACAAAGCAAGACCCCTATGGCAAGTCGTGGCAACCACCAAAAGACGGCGGCGAGACGATGCAGAAAACGGGACGTCTTCGTCGAGGCTTCGTCGTCGAGGTCGTCCCCGGCGGCGTCGGCTTGTCGGTGCGAATTACCAATGAGGTCGAGTACGCCAAATGGCTACAGAAGGGTACAGAGAAGATGGAAGCTCGTAGAATGATTCCCGACGGGACGTTGCCGGAGTCGTGGAAGCGCATTTTTGACGACGCCTACGCGACGGCGATAGCGAAGTGGTACGCAGCGACGGATGCTAGGGCGTGAGGCAGTGTCTCGTCTACGCCTCGCCGCCTACTCCACCTTGCCGCCGAGAGTCGTGATCAGCGCTTTCGTATTCTCGACGTTGTAGTGCGGCAGCCGCAGAAGTTGCCGCCACAGATCCGCCGCCATCTGGGCGAGGCAGTAGCGACGAGCCAGCGACAGCGACGACGAGGCTTCGACCAAGGCGTCGTCGTCGGGGACGCCTAGGACTTCGGCGAAACAGGCGACGGCCTCGGTGTGCGCGGCTTGCTCGGCTTGGGCGATTTCGGGGGCGACTACGCGGGCAGGGCGTGAGCCCATAGCGTCGGCGCTAAAGCTGACCGTACGGTACAGCTCTAGCCCTTTTTTTTAACGTCGATGCCGTTGGCGCCAGCAGTCTGTTGCAATGCGCTGGGGTACACGGTCCTGTGGGCCATTGCAAAGAGATCCGTAAGGTCTATGTACTCTTGTGTTCCAGGGGCTGGCCAGAGGAGGCGTGACTCGTATGTCATCACCATCGCATCCATGCGCATGTCGGGGTTGTCTTGCGCCAATGCCTCGCGCATTTCGGCAATGTACTTGCGGGCGTCCATGCCACCAGGGACGCGGACGACGACGGCGTGGAGGCCGTCGGGATGCGGCAGGATACGCACAAACTTCGCCGACCCCGGCAGCTTCGCAGTCGTCGCCGCCTTAGCATCGGCGAGCTTGAGACGTGCCGCCTCGATCATCTCGTCGTAGTCGTGCTCGCTCATCTCGTCGGTTTCGACACCGAGCGGATCGACATGAGGCATATCAGCCGGGACGTCTTGCCCGGTGCCTTCGAGGGCGAGGCGGGTGTGCCATACAACAGCGCAGCCAAGCTTGAACAGAGGTTCAGGTGTTTTCTTCTGCTTGGCCCAGTCGAGCGGGTGTTTGAGGATGGTCATTCTGGTGCGCCTTTCTGGGGGCTACAACAGCCCCGTGCCACAGTCTACGCCCGCATCAAAAGCTTCGGCGACGCCTTGACGACGACCTTACGACGTGCCGCCACCGACACCGGGGCGCCCGTACGGGGGTTGCGTGCCTTGCGGGCCGGGACGTGCTTGACGCGAAAGCGGGCGAAGCCGCGCAGCTCGACGTCCTTGCCTTCCTGAAGAAACGAGGTGAGGATGGCGATCAGGCTGTCGAGGAGGGCACGAGACTTGCTTGCCGTCAGTGACGACGACGAGGCGAGGGCCTTGGCGATCTCGGTGCGGCTGACTTTGACGGGGGAGGGGGTTTTGGTGGCTTTGGTGGTGGCTTTCATTGCGTTAACTCCTTAGGGCAAGGTAGGCTAAGGCGATGTCGAAAAGGCTTGAAAATGAAAGGGTGTGGTGATAGGGTTGGGGTGGGAGGATGAGGAGATGACGAGACGATGAAGGCCAAAGACTTGAGTGTGGGTATGTGTGTGGCCGTCAAAGACGGCACGAGGATCAAGAAGGCTTGAGTACTTGAGATCGGGACGGCGTGGTTCTGGTCTTATGTACGGGAGTGGCAGCGTCGCCACAAAGGCGATCCGAAGGCTGTCGCCGTAGCTTTTGAGCAGTTGCCGTATGAGCACCGTCCCGACGTCGTCAAGCTGCCGCAGATTCTCAGCGCTTGGGACGATTACCAAACTGAGACGAGGGATCAGCGACGACGAGCCGACTATCGGGCTCGATTCGAGAAACTGAATCTCGGCACGCTTGCCGAGCTTCGCCTCGACGTGCTTG